ATCAACGTAGATGGCATAAGAATACCCTTTAACGAGGTCTGCATCAAGAATCGGGCGTTTCCCGTTGATAAAATCGGAAAAGTTCTTGAGGATATACTCCTTGCTTAATCCCTTGCCTTGATAGCAATGCGTAATGAAATACGGGAGGCTCTGCTGGCGCATAACCAGCTTAACAAGCTTTTCCTTATCATCACCGCATTTGCGCCACTCGTTTTTGTACTCCGCACACAAGGGGGCTGTTATCTCCCCTTGTAATGCGGCCTTGTAAAATGCTAACATTCCATTATCCATAATCACGAAAATTAAACCATTTCAACACGAACGGCCATACCCGAAGGATTAGACCATCCGTTAAGAATATTCTGTATAGCCAATTGCACTTGATAGCTTTGCTGCAACTGCAAGAGCATCTGCGACATTGTTGCAACCTGCACGTCAAGGTCAAAATTAACAAGTGCATCACGTAGCTGTGTAAGAAGCTCGCTATGCAAGTAGACTTGCTGCGAAATGCTATTCATATAAGCCTCCAAAGCTCCTGCGGTATCTTCGCTAATGCCTTGAATACCCTGCTGTAATGCGGATAAGCTTGCTTGCGCGTCTTGGCCGTAGCTATACCAATCGCCAAGTGCTGCTTTAAGCATTTCGGCGTAATTCGTCATATAATCACGGCCTTCGCCGTTCATATAATCCAAAGCCCATTGCGTATAATCTACAGAAGCTTGGTTTACAGCGTCTGATGTAGAATCAACAGCATCCGCAAGCATTTTTCTATATGCGGCTATTTCTTCTTCGGGAATGAACTTCCAAGCAATCATCGCTTCCACCCAATTGTCATACTTTTGACCTGCAAGCATTTTTGCAACCTCTTCGTCGGACATGTCGCGTACTTTATCAAATTGTTTTTGGGCTTCCGAACGTTCGTCTGCCGCCTTTTGCATAAACTCGTCTTCTTTTTGCTGCAAAACTCCCATAACGTTATCCCAAGCCTTTTGCATGAATGTGGAAATGAGCATTTTGAGAATCATATTATCAATCATCTCGTCCCACTTATCTCCAAAAGCGGCCATAGCATCCTCGCCGTTTTTGAAAGCCTCAATCATTGCATCAACAAGGTCTGTTATGCCATCGCCAGCACTTGAAATATCAAGCAAGTCATTTGTTATTTCATGCGTGAGGTCTCGTATTTCATTACGGAGGTCTACGATTTCGCTTTGGTAGTTGTCTACTTCGGCTTGGTCGTAATGCTTGCCCGTTCGAGATTTTGCAAGCTCAAGCTGCCTTTCCAAATCTTCCAACTGCGCCTGCTTGTTTGCAAGCAAAGCGGCCTTTGCGCCACTTGTCATAGCACCATAGGCTTCATCAGCAGCTTGCTCCAAATTCTTATACGCAATTTCAAGGTCGTGTACGTCGCGCTCTATTTCCTCTATTTGTGCTGTAATCTTTCTATTGCTTTGGCCAGCAAGGAAAGAAACGAGGCTTATAACAACCGCAAGTGCAGCTGCAACAGCGGCAACCCATCCAAGCGACATTTCGGCTATTGCTGCTACGGTAGCTACCAATGATAAAGCAGTAGCCATCATGGTAAACCCTTGCGCAAGCGACTTGACCATTTCACCCGCCTCGCTATCCTCGGCGATACCAAGCAGCTCTGCAAATTGCGTCAGCAAATTACCAACGTTTTGAAGTGCTGTTGCAGAACCGTTCAAGGCGTTTTGGAACTTTGTTTGAGCGTTTATCTGCTTTATTTCGGCCTGCGCAGCTCTTTGCTCCGCTTGGTTTTTGCTCTTGACAGCCTTTGTGTAACGCTCTTGTGCTTTTGCAAGGCGTTCTGTTTTTTCAGCCTCGTTACCGAATCTTGCGTTTGGATTATTGGCTGCGCTTTGAGCATTATTCAATTCTGCTTGTGCGCTTTCGAGTTCTCTGTTAGCGTCAGCAAGTTCTCTGTTAGCACCAGCTGCCTCAACGGATGCTTGATGCCACTCTTTTATGCTTTCTATGATATTCTCAAACGGAGCACGGCTTTCCAGCTCGTCGCGGCCTTTCTTGTACGCATCCATAAGAGCCTTCATACTTGCAGGGTCGTCTTTGACTTTTTCCTTGAGCAAATCAAGCTGTGCAAGAATAGAGCGAATTGCACGGGTAGAAACCCTATCCATATCTTCAAACATCATGGTATAGTAGTCGCTATCCTTAAAGTTATCCCATTCAATTTTTGCTTTGGTTTTTATATCGCCCTGCTCTACACTTGCCGCCAACTTAATCCCGACATCTTTGCCTTTTACGACCTTGTTTACAAGTTCGTAAAGCTGCTTTTGAATACGTGCGACTTCGTCTTGGTCTGTTGTAAGAGTTATCTTTTTAGACAAATCCAAAGCCTCGGCCTGCTCGGAATCGTTACCAAACTTTCGCACAATATTAAGCTGCTCTTGTGCAGTATCTTGTGCGGCCTTTATAAGTTTTGTTTGATAATCGCCGTACTTCTCAAGCAGGGAGTTCCAGTCTTTAATGGTCTCTTCTGCGTTCTTTTTCCAAATACCACGAATATAATTTTGCGCCTTCTCCAGCTCTTTTATGGCATCGCCATCCATCGACTGTTTTACCGACTTCGCAAAGGCGTTTATATCCCCTTTCAGAATATCAAACGAACGCTCAATGCCAAGCTTGCTTAACGCATTATCGACAGAAGATTGAATCATTGCAAGAGCCTGCTCAAAAGTGTGTGGCAGTGATGATGTATCAATGTTGAACATATCAGCAAACAAATCGCCAAGCTCTGCATTTGCATCAAGTTCAACCGCCAACTCGTAATCGTCCTTTATTTTCCCAAGTTCGCTATTGAGTCCATCTGTGATTTTCTTGTAGTCAACCTTGGTAATTTCGACGTTAAGGTTGCTAATGGCTTTCTCCAACGCCTCAACGCCTTTAGTGTTGCCTTTAATCGAAGCAATCTCGCGAAGATTCTTATAGTAGTCGCGAAGTTGGCGTGCATCCATCTTTACAAGCTCAGAACTATCAAGCCCTTTTATTCCAAAGCTCTTTAGCACATTGTTTTGCGCAATAAGAGATTTCTTATATTCATTAGATGATGCAATACGAGCCTTGTCTGCGTCGACGCCAGCTTTCTGATAATCCTTATACAATTTCTGCATTTCGGTTATCAGCTGTATTTCTTTCGTTAAAGCGTCGCCAAGTGGGTCTTTCTTTGAACCTTTGTTTTTCCCTTTTTTTGCATTTTTAAGTTCTTCAAGGCTTACGCCTGCTTTTAATGCTTTGTTGTATTTGGCTTGGGCTTCTGTTTCCTTTTCGGTAACAAGGCTATTGTCGGCAGTTCCTTGCTTTACGCGATTTTTGGCGATAGCAACAGCGTCTAACGCAGACTTGTATTCTTTCAATGCGTTAGAAGCCTCCTTTGTTATCGTTGCGCTTTTACGAGACTCAATATCTCTTGCCTTGTTTTGTGCGGCTTGTGAGTATTGTGCTGCACGCTGGAAAAGTTGCTCGACGCTAAAGTCTACCCCATTAACATTCAAGGACTCTTTTCCTGCCTTTTTTGCTTGTGTTGCTAATGCGGTAAACCTTGCAGAAAGTTGCGTAAGCTCGGTAAGCCCCTTTTGCGACATCCATGCTGGAACTTCCGTCTTGACTTTCACCAAAAAGTCAATAATATTCTCGCCTCCATATTCCCGTAGCAAGGCTTCTATTTTCTTTGCAAACTTATCCGTATCGTTAGCAGCATCCATTAATCGACGCTGTGTTTGTTCAACACGGTCGTTAAAGTTCGCTCCATCCTCGGCGGCTTTTTTCTCGGCTTCGTAGGCATTATCAATTGCCTCCGTGTAAGAATCAAGCTCTTCTTTTGCGCGTGCGATGTTGTTGATTGCATCGGAAATAATATCGTCCTCAAACATGCGGAACATGCTGTTTTTTAGCCATCCTTTGTTTAAGGTGCTTTCGCTAATACCAATAGCTTTCATGCGTGAATTGATTTCAGCAAAAATCTTTTCTACGCCTTTTTGATATTCGTCGCCAGTCTTTCCAGCTATGGCAGATATATTGTTTTCGATAACATCTGAAATGATATTTGCAATAGCAGGCGCGTTTTCCGCAATTTCCTCGTTTATTGTGCCTATACCCAAGAAATTCTCAGTTATGGCATCACTAAGGTCTTCGCGAAGTTTCTTGCGAACGTCTTCAACCTTTGCCTCGTATTCACTACGACCTTGCTCAACTTCATTAAGATGCTTACGCTCAAGAATCTCCTCTTTAATAAGCTGGATTGATATTCTACGCTTGTCGTTTAACTGCTCTTGAGTGTCGGTTTCTTTGACAAGCTCCATATCATACTCGCCAAGTATGCTATTTAACTCGCCCATAACCTTTTTGTAGTTAGACGATTCGTGGGAAATGTTAGCAAGTGTATCAAAGTACATCTCAAGGTCGCTTACGGTTTTAGCACCTGCCTTTCCGAATTTTTCTTGATACTCAGCAGCCTGCTCGACGTTATCGTTAAGCAATCCAAACGAAACGGCTGCGGTTGCAAGAACGGTGGCAATAGCACCTATTGGGTTTGCTGCTACTGCCGCGCTAAGTATTCTCCATGCACTTGCAACGAAACCGACAGCACGGCCAAGTTGGAACATTCCGCTTATAACTCCTTGTGTTATCAGAGTTCCGTTGACAGCGGCCACAAGAATAGCCCGTGCGCGATAAATACCATACATGATAGCCACGTCGCGAACAATCTCATAAATCATTCGCCAATGCTCGAAAAGGAGTTTTAATCCGTTTACTGGCAAAGTAAGTGCGCTTTGGTTTTCTGCGCCTATTTCGTTTAGCATATTATTCCATGCCAGCGTAAGATTAGCCATCTTTACGCGGAGTGTTTCAGCCTGCTTTGCTTGGAAATCAAAGAATTTGCCACCCTCGTCGGTAACGCTATTGATAATCTTCATCACGTCGGCATAAGATACCATCTTATTCGACATCATATCAAACACTTGTGCGGTAGTAACAATCTCGTTGCCAAAACGCTTTTCCTCCGTGTACATTTGCGCAAGCATAGGAACGATAGCCAAGCCAGCATTTGCAAAGTCACGGGCATCACGGGCTGTAAGTACCGTTTGAGCGCGAATCTGTCCTAAGTTGTAAACCAAACGCTCCATAGGCACGCCCAAGGCAGCGGAAATATCTGCAAGCCTGCGTGTGGTATCTACAACTTCCTCCTCTGCAAAGTTGTACGCCAGCAACTGCTTTGCGCCCGTCGCAAGTTCCATAAGCGTGAAAGGCGACTTTATTGCCATAGCGTTAAGTTCGTTGAATATCTCAGAACCTCGGCGCATATCGTCAATAAGAATACCAAGCGAACGCTCCAAAAGTTCGTATTGACCGCGCACTTCGTACATTTCTTTGACAAAGTTAGTAACAGCACCCAATGTCATTGCATAAACAATACGATTACGGATATATCCGAATGATTGTGCCAAATAATTGTTGCTGTGCGTTAATTGTATGCTTTTTCCGAGCAATTCTGCTTGCAAACGCGAAAGACGCTGGTATTCGCTGCCAAGTTGATGAATCTCGCCTGCATTACCAACTTTGATAGATTTCAGCGCACGCATTTTTCTTGCAACAGCATCAACGCTTGACTCGTCCATGCCAAGAACGTCTTTAAGCGTGTTGCCTCTTGCGTTTTGGCGCATATCACGGATTCTTCCTATTAGTACAAGGATTTTCTTGTCTAATGCAGCCATTGCATCAGCATCAAGGACTGGTGTAGCCCTTAATTCATTCTTAATCCGCAACATTTCGCGCAATTTTCTCTCTGCGTCGGGCAGAGATTTATCCATCATGAGGTTTGCACGCTTAATTTCGCTTGAATATTGTTGCACAAGTTTCTTGGGGTCGCTGGTCGTTTCTGAGCGGAGTTTGGCACGTTGCTCGTCCAATAGCTCGTTTTGTTTACGCAATTCTTCCGTACCAAGGTACATTCTATCGCGCCTTTGTTCCTCCAAAGTGATAAGCTCTTTCAATTGACCTACCGTGCCATCATCAAACGCGCCCTTTCCGCTACCTTTTCCACCGCCCGAAGCCTCAGATTGCGCCTTGAACATAGCATCAAACGACGCGGACATATCCTTCCAAGCCTCCTTCATCAAATCGACGGAAACTTTCTGCGTAATTGCAAAATCCTTCATGGCCGATTTCATCTTATCCATTGCGGAATCAAACTTACCAGCCATTATAGTAGTCTTATCACCAACGAAATCTATCAAATCGTTAATCGACTTTTCTAATTCTTTGGAATCAAGCTTACCAACAATCAGAACATCATCATTTGCTGCCATATCTTAAAGTGTATATATAGAGTTTATAACTATTCTTTCTTTTTCTTGTTTCGCTGCGGCATGGGGATTTCCATCTCCTCTCCAGCAGCAAGGTTTTTAGGCGCACCGATGGAATTAAAGAACCGTTCGAGTTTCTTCTGTGCCTCGTATGCCTCCTTAAAGTTTTGCCAAGCTTTTTTGTCCGTACCACGTAAGTATTTTGTGTGCGTATTGTCAACAGCCATAAACTGCACTTGCGCGATGCTTAACCGATAGAGGTAATCATCTAATCGGTATTGTGGGAAGGCTCTGAGGAAGTCTGCTGCATCTGCAATGATAGTGCTTCCATAAATAGTGATGCTGTCTCCTCCGATTTCTTCTTCCGCATCAGAAGTGAACCCGTAAGCGTACTCACCGATTTTTTGAGTAAAAAAAAAGCGGATAAATCTATTGATTTTATTGCGCCCAGCACAATTGCCGCCCATTGGTTTGCATCAAATGTGCTCTGCATGACCTTTGCCTTCATAACGCTTACATAGTAGTCGTTCTTTGTGCGAACCTCCTCCCAAGTAAGATTGTTTCCGTCGGGTGTGAAAATGTGATTACAAAGCACAATGGCCATGATTTCACACATGGCATCCAAATCGGTACACAAGGCAGTTATAACCTTTTGGTCAGTATCTAACGTTTCATCAGCCTTACGCATATCTAATACAAGGTTGCATATACGGTACAACGAATAATAGCGCATACCCTTTACCTTATACTCCTTATCACCAAGGCGTATCAAGGATGGCGTATCATTGATTATCTCAACGATGTTTTTTTGGATGTCAATTGGAAAATCCTTTATCTCCTCTTGCTCCTGCGCTACCTGCTTGTTCTCGTTTTCCTTTGCCATAATATAACTTTTTTCGTGAACGTAGTTTATTTTGATTCTAACGGCATTTCGTAAAGCAAAGGGGCGCATCATCGGGGACACCCCAACAACGCACCCCTCACGTTCACGAAAACGTTAGAATTGCCATGCTTGGACTACTCGGTGGGGGTGTCGCCGATAATCTTATACATGTGGTCAACTTGGCTTGCGTCGGTGTAAACCAAAGCGGTAATAGTTACCGAATAGTTCAAAGCACCGTCTGCATCCTTCTTGAGAGTACCAACGGTTAGACCCTTGTAGATAACCAGCGAACCAAAGCCGCGACCGAAGTCGAGCTTCCACTCCTGCTCTGAGGTGTATGCGGATGCAGCACCCTCGTATGATTCGGGAGTACCAGCAGCACCACCAGTGCCAGCAGAACCAGCAGTATAAGTACCACCGAAGATGGCAGGCAGCTCCGACAAATCGTAGTTTGCCAGCTCAAAGGTCAGACGCACGGGATTACCTTGATAGAAGATGTCGAAAGGTGCATCGTAGAACTCGGCCTCAATCTCGGTAGATTCGGGCTCGTCCTGCGCGATAGCCAGTCCTTTCAAAACACCCATGAACTTGGTATAAGCCACACTTGAGGCAGAACCAACAGCGCGATAGCCAAGGCCAATCGGCTTCAAAGTTGTCTTTTTTGCCATAATTTGTTTCCTTTCTTTATTTTAATTAGTTACGAATTACTTTGTTGGTCTATTACGACGACAAAGGATTTTATGAAAGCATGGTATTGGTTTCCCTTTACCGTATTCTCGTTATCATCCATCGAGAGAACGCTATCCTCTAAGATGTAGTAGTCGCCCTCATCAACGCGCCCAGTGTGGGCTTTTATGGCCGCTGTAATACCCTTATCGTAGGCATCGTAAAGCGTCTTATTCAAACGCCCGCGAGTCTTTTTGGATATGTAGGCCGTAACCGTGCAGCGAACCCAGCCGTAAGCGTCGCCCTCAAACTCGGAATCATCATTGATATTGCCGACATTGGTAACGATAAAACCGTCCTCGATGTCCGATTTCGTAGTTTCCGTAGGCAATGTCATGGAATAGATGTTATCCGTGACACCTGCAAGAATCTCCGAAAGGAAATCATATATCGGTATGCGTGACGAATCCGTAATCATCGTGCTTAATATTTAGGCGTATCAATTTCAAGTGTTACTACACAAAGCGGACTGAGAGCTTTCTTGATGTGGTCGTACCGCTGCGAAAGAACATGGAACTTATAGAACTTGCCCTTAAAGGTGTAACCCTCTTCCATATATGCACCGTAGGGTGCTGTGGCGGCAAAAACTATTTCCCAGCCTTTGTCTTGGTCGGGCTTGTAAGCCTTTGCAAAATCATTGGCCAATTGGCGACCTTTCACGGGAACGCTGATAGATGGGCTGTATTCGTGCAGTAAGGAGCTTTTCCTCGCCTGCTTGCGCCCATAAGTGCCGTAGCCCTTGCGCTTTCCGTAAAAGTACACACACCATACGTAGGAGTCGGATAAGTTGAAAGTCTCATTGTCAAAAGACGCATTCTCCACGATATTCACGATTTCCTTTTCAGCGTACTCTATAAGCCGCTTGGTCTGCTCCTCGGCAACGCTATTGAACAAACGCTTACCCCAAAGCTTTCCGTTGAATTTGAACCGTGTCTTTGCCATATCGTTACGTATTGTGTGTTAGCTGTTCCATTCCTTGCGTGTCGCATAGATACTTACACCGCCCAATTGCGAAGGCTCTGCATTATCGACTACGAACGATACCTCTTGGTCGAACCGAACCAGCGTTATCTCGTCGCCCTTGATAGGAATGATATATTTGTTATCACTACCCTTGGTTAAAGGTATTGATATAACATGGCTGGAGGTTTGCAATGCGCGACCGTTATCATCGGTGCGAATTGTTTCATCCATGATACCGTTGTAGATTTCTACGGTAGTATCATCATCGTCGCCATGCCCCGCAATAATGCGGTTTATCACGCCTTTGTAGGGGTATTCAAGAATTTCGTCGCGCATCATAGTTTTACTGCGGTATGATTTGGTCTACGTCCTCAATTGGTATGAACTTAATCTTTCTGCGGGAGTTTTCAAGTATCTCTGCCCTCTCGTCGTCGTATTTGTTGTAAATCTTGATGGCGTACTTGATTTTTTCATCTTGGTAGAAATCCTGCTCAGAGCCAACGGTCTTTTGGAAACCGTTATGCGACTGCTGCAAAGACGATGTATTAGAAGGGCTTAAAAGTATGGCCGTGAATATGATGTCAGCAGTCATTAGCTCTTTCTGCTGTTCTGTAACACCATCGCCATAAGCATCTTCATTCGGGTCGCACCCTCTATCCAATGCTATCTTGACAAGATTCTTCTCGTCGAAACGAGTGTATGTCGTTGATGCTGTAAGCCATTCTAATACCGTCATCTTTCTTGCAGTTTTTTTACCTTGATTATCGAATCATGTTAGCCATCGCGATTTTTTAGTCTGCGGTTGCAATATCAACTACTACGTGATACAGCGACTCGTTCAGAACGGTTGCGTAACGACCGATAACGTCCGTATGGTAAGACTTGAGCATACCGTTGGGCGTAATCTTGTTGATTACATACAAGAAGTTCTGAATCTTTGCCAGCGAGAATTGAATATTGCTATTCACCTCACCGCTACGCATCAGCGCAACGTCGGCAGTCTCTGCGTGAACGAGTACACCTGCCATGCCGAGCGGACGCAGAACAACGGTATTGGGCTTCCAGCCGCTTACGTCGGTAACGGTTGTGAAATCCTGCACCTTGCTTTGCTGCTTAACGACACGGATAGGAGCAATCTTAGAGATGGTGCTGCGGCTGTAGGCCACCAGCTGCTCCCAAGTGATAGTATCGGTGTCGATGCCGCTTGCACCGCTGGTTACAACGATAACCTTGTCGGGCGCATACAGACGAATCCAGCGATTGACCTCGGCCTTGAAATAGCTGTTGTTAATCAAGATAGAGGTAACGATGCTGTACGGGATGTCCCACTCCATAGCGAAGTCGTCAGAAAGACCCTTGGCAACCTTGAAGTCGTGCTCAATCTTCTGCATCTGCGAAGGAATATCGCAGTCGTTTGCAGACCAAACCTTAGTGCCAGCCTTCTTGAAGTTCTCGATAGGAATGTAGGACTGCTGCATTGTGGAAACGCCGCTGAATCCCTTTGTCGATGTGATAGAGCCAGTAGTACCCTTGAATGCAATGGTATTGGTGTTAGAATAAGCACCACCATAGGAAAGGGTCTGTGCGGCCATGTAAGAGGCGCGGAAGTTGTGGGTCTTAACGAGGTCTGCAACACCCTTAACAAAGCCCGTGATGAGGTTTTGGTCTTGAATGTTCAGCTCGCGCAGACGTGCCTGCAATTCCATCTTAGACATAGAGGTGTCAAACAAGCCCTTACCATATTGGTAGATAGAGCCAGTCTTTTCCTCCCAGCCTTCGGTGTCGAGTTGGGCGGTCTCAGACAGAGGAGCCATTGCATCGGCCATAGGCACGACACGGTTGACTTTCTGACGAACAGTCCAAGCGGGATTCTTCTTGGTGTCTTGCAGGTCAATCTTGTACTCGTTACCCTCGACAGTGAAGTGCTCCTGCCAAAAGAAGGCGTTGGCCTCGATTTCGAGAGTGTTGTCAATCAGAGTTTGGAGGAAACCTACGTTAGTTCCGTCCATGAATCCTTTCTGATAAAGCTTTTCAATAGCCTCATCGGGATTCCATTGGTATTTTAATGCTTGTGCCATATCTTGTTTCCTTTCTTATTAATTAAATCCAAAAGATTCCGTCAATAAGGGACTTATTCAATGCAAGCACGTACTTAGGCAGAGGCTGCATACGGGCAATGAAAGCCTGCTTGTTGTAGACGGTGGAAATAGAATAGTTGGCATTTTGGAAGCCATAACCCTCGGTGGGGAGCAGTTCCTCATCCTTCTCGATAAAGGTGTTGGGCTTTGGTACAAGAACCTTTGCGGAAGCACTTGCGGCTGTGCCTTGTGCCTCTACCAACACATCGCCGACTGCGAGAGCACCGATAGCGGTATCAAGTGTTACCTTGAAACGTGCGTTGGCCTCATCGTATTCAACGGCGGTAATCTTACCCGACTGACCAGTGTAGTCTGCGAAAGACTCCGTAACGGTATCGGGGTCGCTACCCGAGCCAGCCACAACGGTCATTGTCTTAACCGTAACAGCATCGGGAGCTTTCATAATAACCATGCCGACCTCGGGAGCGTCAGAATATCCGTCGCCCTTTAAGTAGATTACGGTGTCGGAGGCTTGGGCTGTGGCGTTATTAGCCGCGAAAGAACGGAAAATAAGGCATCCACCTTGCATGTCGTACTGAACCAGCTGGGCTGCGTACAACTTGCCGAAACCCTTGTTAGGATTCAGAATAGTGCCACCGAGCAGCACGTTACCGCGTTGCTCGCCGTTACCATCCTTAACCCAAACAAACTTACCGCCACGAACCTTACGGGAGGTCTCGAAGAAAAACGCTAAATTTGTTACCATGATGTTTCCTTTTTAAGTTGTTTATAAAAATGATGTTAGCTAATCTTTACTTTCGGAAGAGAACCGATGATTTCTGCATCTTTCGTTTCGTCGGTAGTAGGCTTCTGAGGTCTGATGTCGCCAAGTGAATCTTTGAAGATGTCCTTGAACTTTGCTACAAGCCCTTCGGCCTGCTCCTTGTCTTCCTTATCCAGCTTAACGGCGTAATCGGAAGCGAACTTGTCGAATGACGCGTGTAAGTCTGAACGGATGCCCTCCTTTGCAATGCGCATGATGTTACCAAGCTTTTCTTGCTTGCTCTTCGCATCCTTGAAAGCCTTTAATTCGTCCAATTGGTCTTGTACCTCCTTCGGAATCTGCGGCTCAACAATGGTGGGCGGAGTTTTGATTTTCTTCTGCAACTCGGCGATTTGGGATTTGTAGCCGTTTTCTTTCGTCTCAAACTCCTTGGTTTTGTCCGTGATAATCGTGCTTGCGCCGCTGAAAGCGGAATTAAGCGCGAACTTCATGTCGCCAAGAGCTGTTTCATCATCTGCGGCAGCGTCGGGATAACGCTTTGCAAAATGTTCAGCAAACTTGTCTTTAAAACCATCGGTAAGGGTTGCAGCGGTGTAACTTTTCTCGTTACAATAGTCGTTTACTTTCTGTAAAGCCTCTTCTTTTGTCATAGTTTTCTACTATTAAAAATTAAACAATTAGATTTGTTTGGGTGCAAATTTAATAAATAAGAAGAAAAGTCGAAAAGCAAAATAAACATAAGAACGTGATAAAGCGCGTGAAAATCACGAACTTAATTTGGTGCAAGTCAATTATACAGAAAAGTAATGTGTATCTTTGCAACAAGAAATTTCTATTAGGTTTATAAACTTGTTGCATTTTTAATTACTTTTGCGTATGGCACGTAAGCGTAACGATATTGTATTAGCACCGTTAGAAGATGGCAACCAAAAGTTTGCTATCCGTTCTAATGCTGATGTCGTATGCTTTACGGGGGGTACGGGCGGCGGCAAATCCGTTGCATTATACTATGCGCCTATCATGCACCTTGCTATGAACGATAACGCTAAGATAGTATGCTTTATGCGTAATATCAGCGACTTTTGGGGCGCGGGAAAGGTAAATGATACGCTTAAAAAGATGTACCCTCTTATCGACCGTACAACAAAGAAACAGCCGCATGACCCAATAGGCGAGATTATCCGTAACAATCAAGACATGGGTATGAAACTCTACAACGGCTCTGAGATTAAGTTTCAGCAGCTGGATAACGAGAACCCTATCGTTATAGATAAAATCGCAAAAGGCTTGCAGGCGAAAAAGCTCATTTTCGACGAGTGCAACAAATTCTTATGGCGAACAATATCCACATTCTTTCCGCGTTTGCGTAGCGACACAAGCGGAAAGGCGCAAGTATTCCTCGCACAGAACCCAGAAAGAGAGTGCTTTATGCGTAAGCTGTGCGGAAAAGGCGTGCATGGAGGTGGGTGGATTAATGACGACGGTACGGTCGACAAGTCGATGGATGGTGTTGTTATGTTTTTCTTCATGCCGAACGGAGATTATGAAAAGGCCGTTTGGGGGCGCACAAAGCGCGAGGTTTACGAAAAGGCAAAAGATGCCATTGATGCACTTTTGCTTGTAGACCCCGACATGTCCTACGAGGACTTTATCCTTTCGATGGTGTTTTTCACTTTCGATGTGCGCGATAACAAAAAGATGCTTTCAAAGAACAAAGGTTATCGCGGACTGGCCGCAAATGCAGCTACGGCAGCATCCGCATACGCCGTTAATTGGAATTATTCATTAACGGACGAAGAGGAAAGCATCGAGGATTTGTCAAACGTGGAGTTAGCCACAAACGATGTGGAGCGCATGTTCAGACCATTGGAAACGCCTGCTGGCTGCGAAGTGCTGCAACGGCGAATGACAATGGATATGGCTACAACGGGATTCGATAACTTAATATTCAAGTATTGGGAGCTGTGGTCGCATTACGGCTGGGTGTGCAGTGATATTG